GGCAATAAGTAGGCCAATAGATCCGAGAACCGAAGCAATAGTTGCCGCTAGATCGGAGGCTGGCATTACCGGATTTTGCCGTAGCGCTCGTAATTAGGGTTAAGCCAGTTAATGATGCTAGGCAAGACTGATACTAGAGCTGCATTTGCAATTGCATCGACATCTAGACCCACCGCTAGATAGGTCGCTAGCGCTGTCGCTATGAACGTCTTCGCCCAGCTTCCTGCCATCAGTTTTAGTTCCTTCATTTGTGCCTCCTAGCATCGGGATATTAAAGAACGAGCCATCCGTTTTACCGACTTGCGAAAACGAGATATGAAAGTGGGACTTGTGGGGATTGGCTCCTCGGTACTTGCGCCACTTCCAGCCAAGAATAGGAGAGCTAATACGGCCATCGAAAATGATATATTTGATGCGTCGCTCACCGCGTTTTGCCGCCTTACGAATTTCATCGACAAGGTTATGGGCTTCTTCTGGATGGGCATTGAGATCAGCTGTGACATCGATAGCGAATACCCAGCCATCTCCATCAGGGTTATGGTCTGACTTACGCGCATTATGGCGAGCGTCGCCGACCCATCCATCCGACTTACGGCTTCTATCTGGGTAGCAGTCATCGATTTGCTCTCTTAACTGTTGGCCAGCTTTACACAATTTAGCCAAGGAGTAACTTCGCTTCTTCTTCGGTTATGCCAAGTCGATCTAATAAAGCTGCTAATTTTGATTGTGCTTCGGCTTTCGCTGCTGCCTCCGCCTCCGCTTTTGCTCGATTTTCTTGCGCTTCTAATAGTTCTTCTGCGGTCGCTTCGCGTTCAATAATTTTTTCTTCACCTGTTTTTGCATTTACAATTTTTTCAACTATTTTCATTAGTTTGCCCCCCAAATATAAATTGTGCCAGCATCGAAATTTGAACCGCTAGAAATAATTGAAACGCTTGTTATAGCAGCCGAACCCTCATATAAGCCTTTTGTTACATAATGCCTTGGATCTGAACCGCCGCCGGTAATTACACCAGAAACCATATCGTAGAAATGATTGCCAGTCTTATCCGTCAAATCTACAAAAATAGCTCCATCGCAGGTGGATGCCGTGTTATTTCCCAAATTGCCTAATTGAATTCTAGTGAGGGTTGAATAACTCGATTCGCCAGCGACTAAAGTATTCGAATAGGTGCTTTGCGGATTTATATATAAACCAAATTGGGTGTAATTAGCAGCCGAATCGGAATTGAATCTTATTGATAATTGATCGCCTGAACCTGCCGAAGCCCCATCAACCAAAATTAGCATTTCTTTCGCGGCTAAACTGCTAACTGTGATTGTCGTTGCGCCAGTCAATGCCGTTCCGCCAGCATTTAACAAAGTCCAATTCGATGAACCGGTAACGAGTGTCGTCCATTTGAGGCCAGTTGATTCGGCACTATCGGCCGTCAAGACTTGTCCATTAGTACCGACCGCTAGACGTGCAGGAGTATCTGCGGCCGTTGCCGAAATCAAATCACCCTTAGCATCAACAATTGCGTTCTGAATCGCATTTGAATCATCTTGAACGACCCAGCTGAAATCCATATCTGTATTTGATGCTTTGGCCAACACCTGACCAGTCGTCCCACCTTTAAGATCGACTAAGGAAGTATCGATTGAGTTACCCAGCGTTCGAATTGCCGCAGCGCCATCCTTAACGAGGTCGGTATCGTCCGGCGTCTCCCAGCCGAAATTTGTCGTATTAGCCATTAGTTATTTCTCCTTTAGGCGACTATTGTAGCGTTGAGCCAATTCAAAGTTGGCGAAATAGTATTCCAAGTCTCGGTCAAAGGGACGTCATCCCACGCAAAAGCCTGTAATGAATAAGAAACTGGGGATATATTCAAAGTCAAACTTAAAGAGTTTAGATTGGCCGTCCAAGTCCAACCCTCTACAAAACCTTGAAATTCTCCGTTTGGCATATTTGTCGGCAAATTGGCGATATTTAGGGGAAGGCCCATAAACACATTTAACAAAAAGTCGCGGTCTGCATCATCAATTTCGGGACTGGCGACTGGAAAACTTATTTGCTTTAGAGCAAATTCGGGATAAGCGCGAAGGAGTAAATAGAAAGCGGCTTGGGCTTCGGCGTCGGCTTGTTGCCGTAATGTCGTTGTTATTGTGGCCCCGAGTGATCCAAAAAGGGAAATAGAGGCTGGGTCGCTATCCGTCACTTCGCTACCACCAGAAGCCCCATAAGCAATTGTTATTTGATTTCTGACATCACCGGCGCGTTTCGCAATGGTTAAGGCTGGGCCAATTGCGTGATTACCATCTAAATCAACGTATCCGTTAGCAGATAGATATTGAGCTCGATGAGTGGAATCTGCATAGCCAATACGTCCTTGGGCGTCTTCGTATAAGTAACCGAGGGCTGACGTGGCATATGAGGCAGCCAAGTTATAAACAGTATCGTTTAACCCAGCTTGAGAGTGCAATTCATAATCTCCGGGTTGGTCTATTTCGCCAAGACCACTATTTTCCGCATTTGCCCAAGTAACCGCTGGATCATAATCGGCCCAAGTGACGCCGGCTGGGACTTCGGCCCAACTGTCAAAAAGAACTGTGCTCAGTAATTCATAGATTCGGTCGCCGTCAAATTGATGATTGAAATTGCCAATATAAACGCTTCTAGCAAGGCGCGCTAATGCTCCAACTCCGACAATTTGGACTCGCTGACTTAGAGCTGTTGATCCAGAAGTTTGGACTGTAATTGATAAATCGCTGACAAAGCCACCAAATAAACTTACCCAATCGCCATTTGAATCTTGAACCTCGACCGATAATGGGTCATTAATTTCATATGGAACGTTTGATTCATTAGTCTCAATTAAGCTTAAGTTGCAATATCCAGCAGTAGGTTGAGCGTAAATATCAGTTCGCCCAGAGGTAATCGTTAAGCCGCTTAAGGTCGCATTAGTAACTGTATAGCCATTAACTTTGACTCGATAGACTGGATTCCAAAGTGTCATTAGTCGATTAGTTGGCTTCCGCCAGCGCCAGAGCGTCGCTGTGAGTTATTAAGGGCATCAATGACTGCATTGCTAAAACCTTGTTCATCAATCACCGACGGAGCATTGACGTTGATAACAATGCTGCGTTCTTCGGCTTGTCTAAACCGACCCGGATCAAAGGCGCCGGGTGGGAGGTTTTTAATAAAGTTGGCCTCAGCTACTTGTTCTAGTAACGTCATTTCTGGCTTCTTTTCGGGTGCGGCTTTACCAGTAGAGCCCTTAGCGCCAGCCGTAGTACCTTTAGGCGTTCTACCTCCGATTGCAGTTACAGCTTGTTCTCTTGTAAATGCTTTAGGAACGCCAGCGATAGCGTTGTAATCTTCTTGCGACTTAGGGCCTTTTACTTCATCGACATCGCCATTTTTGGCAAGAGCAGTTGCCCCAGCGATAACCGCAGCGCCTACTGCTACGGCGGCAACTCCAGCCACAGGATTAAGCGCAAATGCCTTAGCGACACCGGCAACGATAGCGCTGGCCTTCAAAGCGTTATAAGCCTTAATCAAGCCATTAATAAGAGCGATAATTGCAGTCACACCAGCGGCAATTTTGCTAGCGACAAATATTCCAGCGAGAACGGCTCCAAGGATAAGTAACTCATCTTGCAGATCGATAATTAAATCAATAAAACCTCGTACCTTCTTGCCCCATTCGACGGCTGTCTTTTGAGACGCAGTCAATGATTTATCTAATCCACCTTGACCAGTTAAGCCAGCGATAAACGCTTCCAACGCTGGGACTAGGTCTTCTAGTAACCAAGTAGTCAATTCTTGCACTACTGGCAACAAGGCAGCGCCAATAGATTCCTTGGCTTCACCTAAAGCGATAGTGACTCGCTCCATTTGCTTTTGAGTCGTTAGAGCTGAATTCTCCGCAAAATCTCCAAAAGTTGTATTGAGTGTGTTAAACGTTTCATCGAAACTCTGACTTTTAAGAGTTGCAGCGTCAATACCCAAGCCCAATTTGCCAAGTGCGGTAGTGTTGCCGTCGTATGCTTTACCGAGAGCGTTAGTGACTGTCTCTAAGGGTTTCCCAGTTGCGGCGCTTAAATCAAGAGCAAGATTTAATAACTTTTGTGCTTCCTCAATATCGTTAGTGGATTTTACTAACCGGCTATACGCCGGACGCAATTCATCATCAACGACTCCGACGCTAGCTGAAGTTTTCTCTATATATAACTCGACGGCAGCAATTTGAGCGCTAGTGGCAGTAGTTGTAGCCGCAATAGTTTGGGCTAATTTCAGTTGTGCGGCCTCATCTTCGGCGGCGGCTTTCACAGCACTTGCAGCAAAAGCTCCAATCGCAGCGCCAGCGGCAGCAAAAGCGGCGGCGGCTTTTACAGCAAATGCGCCAGCGCGTTCGCCGATAGAATCAATATCTTTAGAACCAGCTTCTAATTTTTTCTGGAAATCGGCTGTATCAGCTAGAAGTTTAAGCGTTAAGGATCTTGTGTCAGATGCCATTAATGCCCCACTTATCTAGAATCTTATTAAATGCCGCTGTCCATTGTGCCACAATGCTTTTCTGTTCTTGGCGTAACGTCGGATAAATAAACCAGCCGCGAGAGCCGCGCCCTTGGCGACCAGAATAAGCTGGGAATTGTTTCCACTTATTTGATCCAAATTCGTACCCAGCCCAGAGTCTCTGAGTTGTCGCTCCGCCGCTAAATCGCTGACTTGCAAAACCATAACGAATTTCGCCGGTCGTGCTTGTCTTAGAAACGCGAGATCCGCTGACAATCCGATCAATTGCTTTTTGGCCTTTGATTCTACTCGCAGCGGTTACGGCAATTTGCTTTTGTAAATAAGTGGCAAGATTATTAGAGGTTTCCCGAGCCTCGGCTTTGGCTTCGTCACCCAACAAGTTGAAGGCTTTATACACCTGACGCAACTCGGTGCGGTCAAATGCTGTTACTTCCTCAGCCATCCTTGTTCATCTCCTTAATCAGCTCGACTGCCGTCGCTACATCGTCCCAATCATCCCAATATTGCATTGGGATGCCAGTCTTAAGAGCGACTATTACTAATAGCCGCCTTACGCTGTCGGGCTGATGGCTTTTGGGTCGTCATTGCCTGTCTTAATATCGGCTACTGTCTCCATCCATATTTCAAAACTCTTTACTGGCTTGCCAGCACTTTCGCGCTTGTAAGCGTTATAAGCCAAGAACATTAAGTCCCAAATGCCTATATTGTCTTGAGCCTTGGTAATAGTGTGTCCAGTCGCCTTTTCCCACTTTGCCCACTCTGGCGGTTGAGCGATATAAGTCGCCAATTCGCCAGAGTTATATTCAATTGTGATTGATAGTTTCATTGCTCCCGATGCTCCGATCTATTAGCTGAACGACTCTGTCGGCTGTCCAACAACTGTCAAAGTCCAAGTGTCGGTGAGTGCTCCTGGAGCAGCTCCACCAGCGCTTGGGAAGATTGGCAAAACGTTGAATGAGAAGGTCGCGCCCGAAACCGCTGTGAAGGAAACTGCCACAGTCGTATTAGGTGCGGTCTCTGCATTTGCCCACATTGACTCAAACAAGGATCCGTGTGCGCCTGATGCGCCCCAGTCTTGCAAGAGTTCAATTGTGAATGTCCATTGCTTATCAACGGACTTATATGCGCGACCATCAAGAGTCTGATAGGTCTCGATAATTGTCTCAGCTGAAAGTGTCGCTGAGGTTGTTTGAGCGTCATATGGCTTCGTGTCAAGTGTGAAGGTCACATCGCGCCCTGTAATGATTGTTGTGCTCATTGGGTCTCCTATGCGGTTTGCTCGTAGCGGACGCTCAAGCGGATATCGGAAACGAGTAGGTTTGTCGTTCCGACTGTTGTTATTGACGGCCGATCGACTGTCGATAACTCATACTTGGACGCCGATAAAGCGCCAAGAATACTCATAATCAGTTTCTCTAAATTATCTAAAGATGCGGCGTTGGAAAAGTAAGCGACGCAAGCGGTGATTGTGTAATTAAGTTTGACGCGAGTCGTTACCTTACCAATCATTTCCAATTCCATATACGGAGAATCTGGGACTATAACAATAGCCGGAACGATTGGCGCTTCTGGAGTCGAGTCATAAACGTTGGCGGCAGTTCCGGCCAAAGCCGTTTTAATTGCGCCGCGAATATCTTCTGAAATGCTAGGCATTAACCCACCATCGCATCAACGTCGAGGTAAGGCCCAAGAAGACCAGTTACTTTGGCGAGAAGATTCTTAGAAAGGCGGTAGGGGGTTACTGCGAAATCGATTCCCTCAATTGCTCCGCCGGCGGCTGTTCTGGCTTGGAAGATTTCGACAGAGATAGCCAAAACGGCAGCTTCAACATTGGCATTTCCGACATATGTCGATAGTCCAGAGAGCGCAGCGTTTCCGGCTGGGATAATATTCTTTTCCAATATGTCTGCATTTGTGATTGCGACTGTAAATACATAATCGGTTATTTCGTCATCTGTAACTGTGTGAGTGCCATTAAAAGGCGATCCGCATCCAGTTATGACGACAGATTGGCCTTGAGTAAATTCGTGGATTGTGGCGGTTTCAAAATAAGCCACATTGTTTTCTAATTTTACTTTGTTGATTTTGCTCTGAAAGGTAACAAGCATTGGAAGAACTAGATTCTCACTAGCATCCACAATATCGTTTAAGTATGCGTCGTTATAAAGGGATGACGAGACGCCAAGAATTGTTCTTAGCTCTGTGGCCGTGACTATTGTTGGCATCTCGCCTTCCTTTCATTCTTAGGGGTGACAGGCCAGCTCGGGAGCGGACTGGCCGTCACTTTTATAGTTTTACTATGCGTTGTCGTTTGCTGTGTAGCCGCCCGGAAGCTTCGGAGCGACTGCCGCGTATCCGTAGTACATAACGGAGATTTGGCCGCTTGCGATTACGTTGGTCTGGAGTGTCAGACGTGGGCTCTCGTAGAAAGTAAGAGCGTCTGGGTTGATTACGTAGATGGATCCGTCGCCAGTTCCAGAGAGTGAGCGAGAAACGTAGAGATCAAGACCTGCAACGTTGCCGCGTACTGAAAGTGGAGAAAGTGCGCCACCTGCGTTTGATGGGTTGGACGCGATATAGATTGGGCGACCATTGTCGTTCAATCCCATAATTTCAGCCCATACGTCTGGAGAAACTACGACGTTTCGAGCAAAGCCGAGTGATCCGGTATAGACGTTCTTAGCTGCGTTAGCAAAGAAAGCGAGGTAATTAGCCGCTGTTGCGCCAGCCTTGGCGGTTGATGCTGTTGCGGTTGCAGATGCGCGAGTTACTGCATAAGCGTCGGTTGCCTTTGCGTATGCGAACTCCATTTGGCGAACGAGTTCAGCAAAGAACGCTGGAGAGCTGCGGTCGATTAGTTCGACAGATACAGTCTGTTGTCCAGCGAACTTCTTTACATCCACAGAGATATAAGCTGTTCCCATATCTGTCTCAGAAGGTGTGCCTTCTTCGTTTGTCAATGCCACAGTTGGCGCGGTGTTGATGCGAGGCAATTCGAAGGTCATTCCGGAAGCCGCAAGGGTTTCGCGTGAAAGAGCATCGATAAAGCCGCGATCGCCATTGGATACGCCATTGATGAGAGTTGTGCTCTGTGGAGTTGGGATGAATCCTGCGTTGTCTGTTGTGTTGTCGGCAGCGCGGAGGTAAGAACGTGCATCATCATCGCCAAGAGCGGCGCGGATGCTGTTCTCGAGGTACTTCGCCTTTGTGAATTCAAGGCGCGGTGTTGTGTAGAAAGCTGGGCGTGAAGCCGAGACAGTTTCTACTTTAGCTGCTTCTACCGCTTCTTCTACGGCAGGAGCAGGAGCGGTAGTGTCTGACACTTGTTCTCCTTCGGTTGGGGTCTCTGCCTCAGCGGTTGCCGGAGCAGAATCTTCTTTGGGTGCTTCATTTTCGGAAGCTGCGACTTCGCTAACGCGAGCCGAATCAATTGCTGGATCTGTAACAAGGGATACTTCATCAAGCGTTGCGGAAGTAATTTGCATAACGCCCTTTTGATTTGTCCATTCGTTAATCTGTGCGCCAACGCTAAAACCATCTCGAAGACCTTCTGTGGCCTCAATCAATGCGTCTTCTCCGGCCATAGTGTTGGCAATTTTGAAAGTCGCAACAATTCCGGATGCGGTAACTTCGTGAGAAACCATTTTACCAATTGGACGAGTGCGATCGTGCTCCAATAGTAATTTGACTGGCTTGATTTCAATTGAATCAGCTGCGAAAACTGTTGGGCCGACTGACGTATTACCTTGCTCGTTCCAAGTAACGATTGTGCCGCTAATCGTGCGTTTAACTGTGTCGGCAGCCGTAACAGTCATTGGCATATTAATTTTCATTTGGTATTAGGTCTTCCTCTCGTTGAATTTGCTCAACGCTCATCGCGCCAATGCGGTTCAAGATTTCATAAACCTGAGCGCGTTCCAATGCGTTACCGCGAAGGAAGTCGTCAAGTGCGAAGCGCGTCATTACCGGATTCGGTACGAAGTCCGGAAGTGAGAGCCTTTCCTCAATCGCCTTGAGAATTGGGCGCAGAGAGAAATCCACAAGGGAACGCCGTTCAGAAACGGCATTGGAATAAGTCATCGAAGTCGTCTCTGCGCTCAAGAAGTAGGCTGGGATTCCGCAAGCGCGAGCCAACTCAAGGGCGACGTATTGTCTAGCCTCAGCAAGTTGTAGCGACTTAGGATCAAAGCCAAATTCTTTCAAATCAACGTCAGCGTTGAGAAACGCAGTTGAGCGAGTCTGGCGCGCAGTCTTCCAAGCTGAAAGAAGTGATGAAACTCTTTCGGCGGTTAGGTTCGTGCCATTCGATTTCAAAATCATTGAAGGGGCTGGCTCTTTTGCGTAATTTACTGCCGCATTTTCTAAAAATACAGCCGCAGTAATTGTTTTGCCAGCTCTATGAAGTAATCCCTCATCTGGGCCATCGAAACGGATGATTGAGCCGACGCCATTGAGAGGAACTGGTGAGCCATCAACGCGATAACCAGTAATTTCGGTGTTGTTTGAATTTGTATCGACTGTGACGCGGTCAGGGCTTACGCGAGTCCAAGCGCGAACGCGTCCGCCATCAGTAACGGAATACATTTCAAGAACTTGGCCATAACCGACGCCATACAGCCAAATATCTTCGGCAAGCCAGTTATAGATAACGAATCCAGCGACGCGAGGATCTGGTTGATTGATAACGCGATGCGGATCGACATATTGGCCAGTAATACGATTGAAAGTTGTAAGAGGTAGCGAGCCGATAGTTCCGCAGATAATATTTCTAGCGCGAGCTACGGAAGGAACGCTCATCGCAAGAGCTCTTGTCGTATTTGTCGCTCCGCCCAAAATGTTATAAATCTGGTCTTGAATTTGTACCGGAGTTAGCGCGGCAGTTACATCGACTGTTTTCGCGGCTTTTACTTCTGGAAAGAAGAAATCTCTAAATGCACCCATTTGCCTAATATTGTAAGGGGAGTGTGTTACAGAATGACAATATCAACGCCATCGTTTGACTTAGTGGCGAAGTGAGTCGCCATCGCTGAAGCGACCGCGCCACAAATAACCGCGTTACTGACTTTCCGACCCATTACCCAACCGCCGTCCCCATAAGGTAATTTGACGGCGGATAGGCATTGTTTGGTTAGCTCGTCCTGTCCCGAGTGGGCTAACCGCTGAGATGAAATAGCACCTAGGAGTTCATCACAACTTTGAGCATAATCTAGACCATCGATGGGTTCAGTCCTAATTCCAGCAGGGGCCAATCTAGCCGCGACCGCTGACGCTGTTCGAGCTGAGTAAGCCACCAGTTGAACCGGATATTTACGCACCCAGTCGGCTAGGTCATTAGCCAAGGCTTTATCGTCTAAGTTCTGCGGATTATGCCAAGTCTGAAGGAGTATGACTTGAAATTGGTCGCCTTCAAGTTTCTGGCTAGCAACTAGGGCGGCTTGTTTTCTGTCTGGACTGAGATCAATAGCCAGCCAAGTATCCGCTTCAGGGTTGAGCCGAAGTCCCTCAACTTTACAAGCGTCCCATTGTGAAGCATTGATAACTGGGTTGATGGTATCGACCCATTGGCATAAAACTTCTGTGCGCACAATGTCTTCGGGGTCTGATAAGACCGCTCGAATGTTGTCGGGATGGACTGTGTAACCAAGTGACGGATTAGCTTGGCAGACACCTAACCAGAAGTCCGGTGAGTTATCGAACTTGATCCCGTGAGGCGCAGACCATTCGAACCATCCAATGTCATCGGAGCCGCCGTGAATTGCGGCTAACGCTCTTTCGCGTAATTTGTTGAGAACTATCGAATGTTGATCTCCGGCATTTGAATAAACCCATATTTGAGGATTCGGGCTGGCCATCTGGGTATAACGCAAGGCTGACCAGACGTCTTCGTCTTTGTATTCGCGAGCCTCGTCTAGGTGGATAGTTTCAGGGGCGGCAATACCGCGACCGGCTGAGTTATTGGCTCGGACGATATAACGTCGGCCTTCTGTGAATTGAAGCTCTTGGAATCCCTTACTTTCCAGCTTCTTAGTAAATTCGGCGGCTAATCGGGGAGTCTGCTCAATAATGCCGTAAATCTTATAAAACAATTCTGCCGAGGTTGTCAGCTTGTGAGCCGTATGGACTTGTAACTTCTCCTTGAGGACGTAGATTCTAAACAAGATTTGAAGAGCCATAAACGTCGATTTACC